TAATATTTCTTAGAGAAAGTAAATTTCTTTTGTAAATATTACTTTCTCCAAAAATGAACAGAGAAAAAATAATTTACTTTTGAGAGTGAACAGAATACACCCCCTGCCCCCGACGGGGGGTTTTTTTATTTGGGGGGAACAAATTTCCACGTGACCCCTAAAAGGGGGACGGTATCTCAAAAAATGAGAATAAGTATTTTAAGGGAGGGGGTGTTTCCGAAAGAAATCGGAGAAGGCGGTATAATAATAAACGAGGGGGGCAAATGGGGCGGCGGCGGAAAAAGAGATAGATAAGGGGAAGGTGATTTTTTGAATAAGGTACAGCCGAAGTGGACGCAGCCTAAACGGATATCGTGTTTTACGCCGGAGCAGCAGTCGTATTATGCGGCGTTGCCGCCGAGACAGAGGGCGTATGTGGACGCTAGGGGGCGCGGGAACGGAAAGACTGCGAGCTATAAAATTGCGGGATACAGTACGGAGAAAAACGCGGGGCAAAACTCGTATATCCTTGAACGAAACAATCCGCGACTTGCGGAGCTTATTCGGGTGTTGGAAGAGGCGAGGAAGGCGAAAGAGGTTTTGCAGTCGGAAAGTGCGGAGGCGAGGCGTATAAATGCGCTTGCGGAGCAGAATACGGCTAAGGCGGTTTTGGAAAAGATAGAGGGCGACGAGAGCGGGGAGCTTGCAAGGCAGATACAGTTTTTCAGGGACATCGCCGAAGGGAAGATAAAGACGGTCAAAAGAACCGTGTACAAAAACGGAGACAAGATAACCACCAAGACCGAGTACATAAGCGATGTAGACACGCGTATAAAAGCGAGAAAAGAGCTTGACAGGCTGTTGGGGATAAGCGCGTTACAGCCGCTCGGACAGATAAGCGCGGGCGGGAACGTGAACATCATGATTGTGGACGCAAGCAAAAAGGACGCGGTCGAAGACAGCAGGAACAATCCCGTGTTCATGGAAATGCAGGACAAGACGGAAGAGGTGGACGGCGAGGTAGTAATCGTTGCGGACGAAGAAGAGGCAGAGACGGCGAAGTAAGAATGGGCGAAACAGTTGCAAAAGAGAAAGGCTATGCCGTTATAGACGAAAACGAGTACAGGCGGCTGTGCGACGACATCACCGCGTCAACGGTGGTCGTTCCGAGCGTTTATCAGGAAGTGTTCCTTGACAAGTATCGGTACTTTATATTGTCGTCGGGGCGGTTGTCGGGAAAAACAAGCATACTCGTGGGGCTGTGGTGGGCGACCGTAAACAAGTTCCCCGACCGCGACATCGTTGTTTTACAGGCTACCGCTACGGAAATAAAGGACAGCATAATAAACGAGATTGAAAAGTTTTTGAGCAATTCGGGGCTTGACGTGGGGGACGCGCAATCCTGCGAGTGGTATATCCCGAAAAGCAAGTCGTATATTTCAAGCTCGTCAAGGAAGGGGCGGACGTATTTTTACCCCATAACCGACAGCAAGGGCGGGCAAAGGTCGAGAGGTATAAACACGCCAAATCCGTTGTCGCTCGTGCTGTATGAAGAGGCGCAGAAGAACAAGGACGCAAACGTGGTCGAGCAATCGGTCATTACGTTTATCCGACAGCTTGACGCGGAGGCAAAGCTGGTAATAGTCGGGAACAACGAGACTGCGGGGCATTGGTTTGTGGATTATGTATTCGACAAACGGAAAGACCCCGATTGGTGTTATATATACGCGAACTGCTATCACATATGGGAGCTGCTTAACGAGCAGACGCGGAAATACGTGGAAAGCGTAAAGGCGGCGAACTACACTGAGTTCAGGCGCGTGTTTTTGGGGGACATCAACGCGAGCGCGTCAGACGTGGTGTTTCCGCAATTCGACAGGTCAAAGCACTACAAGCGCGCGTATGAGCTTGAAAAGAAATACATAACGACGTTGTTCATAGGGGTTGACCACGCGACGGCAAACGATACTTTTGCCTGCGTGCCCGTTGCGGTGCTTCACGACGGTACGACGCAGACGCTCGAAGTTTTGTACGACGACCCCGAAGAAACGAACAGAACGCTGTCGCCGGTCGAGCAATGCGAGTTGTTGGACGATTTTCTGAGTTTTCTGGATAACAGGTACGGGATTGAAGCAAATCAGTTGCCGACCTATCTGTCGGTGGACAGCGCAGCAGCCACGTTTATAGCGCAGCTGCGGCACTTGAAGCGAACAAGCAAGAAAAAGGTGTGGCGGTTTATAAAGATTATGTCGTTTACCGCCAAGAAAAAGGATATGAATTTGGGGATTATAAAAAATGCGTTTGCGTATGGCGTTTTGACGATTCTTAACGAGGGCACAAAGCTGTACGACGGGCGCGTGAACACGCACAGACTTGCGCGGGAGATTGAAAAACAAAGGTACAAGAACAGGAAGCTCGACCCGAAGATACCCAACGACTTGGTGGACGCGCTCGAATACGGGCTTATTCCGTACTACTCGAACTGCTACAACCTGTCTTTCCCCGTAAGGCGGCGGGATTATCTCAAATCGGCGCATGTTGAAGAAATACGAAAATTAGCGGGCTTGAAAATTGCCGCGTAGAAAAAAAGGAGAAGAAATGATACGTTGCACGAGAGCAAAATGCAGATTGCACAACGAGAAGAACGCATGCAGGCACAAAGACCAATGGGGCATATGCGGATTGACGAAAGCGGAGTTTGATAAATACATAGTCAGACCCGCAACGCCCGAGAAAGAGGCAATGCCGAAGAGAGAGACGAAAACGACGAAAGAGGAGCGCAAGAATGGATAAAATTCCGTTTAAAAGCAAAAGCAAGCCGAAGCTGCCCAAAAAGACGCCCGAACAGATTATAGCCGAGAAGCACGACGGGTTGATGAACACCATAATATCCCAGACGTTTGCGCGGCATGCGGGGCTGTCCGAAAAAGAATACCTGAAACGGCTGGGCATTAAGGGGACGAAAATAAGCGAGGAACGCGCAGTGCGAATAGCAAAGTTCAACGCGACGCTTGCGCTTACGAAGGTTCTGCTCGACTGCGTGGGAAAAGCGAACATGATAACGAATTTTTATCGCGTGTACTTGCAGGAGAATGATTTGGTAGAGAAAGGAGACTGAAAATGGAAAAAACACAAGCGACAAAAGAGAATGTAGACATAAAGGCGGCGGAGATAGACCTTGACGTGTTAAGCGAATTGGGGCGTGACTGCGTTCTGAAAGTCATAGACAACGAAAAGGAAATGAGGCGGGCGGAGCTTAACTGTCTGTGCGAAATGCTTTCGCAGCTGAATCATCTGCATATCGCGCTTGACGAAATGCTCAACATACTCTCGATAGCGGGGAACGACAAGATAGTAGAGTTCTTTTCCGCCGTGCGGGAGAACATGGAGAAAGAGGAAGCGGCGGCGAGAGAGGAAAACGAAGGGAATTAGGGAGTAAGAAATGAGCCAACAAGTTTTTGACATAGATACCGTAGGCTTTTCGATGAACGGGATTAACGGGCTTGGCTCGTACTTTGACTTTTACGTCAACAATGTTTTTTACCTGCTTGCGCCGGAGTATTATTTTTCGTTTTACTCCATTTATCTGAACCGTTGTCTTTCGGTATACGACGGTTGGGTGAACGGTTGGCACAACGTGAGAAGCGGACTTGTGCCGCAGCGTATGTTACAGAGCCTTGCAAACGGACTGAACAATATGCTTTTCGCGCACGGCGTAGATTTTGCGGGGCGTACTCCCGACTACAATTTTGCGATTGATTGGGCAAAGCGGACAAAGTTCTATAAGGCGCTCAAAAAAGCGCATAAATTCGGAATAGCGGGGGGCACCGCGCTTATGAAGCTGAATCGCTCCAACAAGGAGCTGTTCATGTCGGCGCATAGAATCGACACTTTTTTTGCCGACATAGACGCTACGGGAAAGGTCGTGAGCGTGCAGGTTTTTTTCGACGCAATCCATAACACAAATCCGTCGGGCACGAAAACGCATTACGGCATATGCGAAGAAAGATATTTCAACGACGAGGGCAAGCCGGTAGTCCGTTCATCGGTGTACGTGGTAAACGGAAATTTGCAGACGGAAGTAGCGTCGCGCCAAGAGCCTACGCGCAATGTATCGCGTAAATATTGGTTGGAGCTGCCGCGAAACGTAAAAAAATACATTTTGGATAATTATCCGGATATTGTTTTAGACCAAGAAATAATGCTGCCGTTCCACAACTCGATAGGGTGTTATCTAATGCGGTTCACCGACGATATCCCGCAAATACCAAACACTCCGTTCGGTCAACCCATAGGGGATATTCTGTTCACGGAAAACTTCCAGTACGACCAGATGAAGTATTTTGAGAAAAACGAGGTTGACCTTGCGCGGGCAAGGGCGTTGCTGCCGGAAGAGATGTGGAACAAGGACGACCCGCTGTACGGCGACAGGGCGTTGAACGAAAGGTTTTATCAGAAAGTCGCGTCAATGGGCAACGACAACGACAAAGTCACGCCGTTGCAGTTTCTGTTGCGCGGCGGGGATATACGGACGCAGAAAGAGAACATCTACAAGGACATAGGGTTTAAGCTGCAAATATCCGCATCGTCCGTAGCGACGTTTTTGAACGAAGGGGCGGGAGCCAGAACGGCAACGGAAATAATAAGCGAAAGGACAAAGTCGTCTACGTGGATAAACGGGCAAATCAATTTGAACGCGCCCGAGATAAACGAGCTGTTAAGGGACGTTATGTATTTTTACAATCGCAATTCGGTGGATATAATCCTGCGCCCCGAAGACCAAAGTCCGTTTTTGGACAAGCTCAAAGTGTACAGCGACGTATTTTCGGCAGGAAATATGTCTGCGGAGCGGTTTGTACGCGGAGTGTACGGCAATCTGTCTCAGGCTGAGCAGGCGGCAGAAATAGAGTACCTGAAAGAGACGAGGGCGGCGGCGGCAGAAATGGACAGGCAGGCTGCGTTTGCGTGGAACGGCGACAGAGCGCCGCGAAAGGTGGAGGAGCCGGAAGATGTGAGTGCGCCGCTTGCCGAGAAAAAAGGACAAAAGTCGGGCTGAAAACGGCACGACCGAAAGAAAATAAAAAAAACGGTATAATAATAAACGGGCAGGGCAAAACGCACAGCGGAGTAGCCTCAAAGAGCCCGAAGATTAAGGAGAACAAGAAAAATGCTGAAAAAAGCTCTGTTAAAAGCTCTGACTAACCTTACGCCGGAAGAGAAAGACGAGGTTCGCAAGTCATTAGGCGAGGGGCAACCCGCGTCGGAAGAAAATGTAGACGAACATGAAGGTAAAGGCGCAGAGAAGAACGAAAAAACGGTAGAAGACACAAAAGAGAAGGCAGCCGACGGGAGCGCGGGCGAGGAAAATTTCGAGGACGAAACCGACGCAGGCGAAGAAGACGGCGAAAGCAAGGCAAATCCCGGCAACGAAACAACCGACTCCAATCCCGCCCCTGCGCAAGGCGGAAAGGTGTTGGAGGTAGAAGGGCAGGGGAACGGCGTGCGCGTGGAAGACCTTGTGACTCAGGACATGCTTACGGCACGTTTGGAAGCTCTGAACGCAAAGCTGAACGCTGTCATTGACGAGAACAAGGCGCTCAAAGACAAGTACGAAAATCCGGATTTCGGCAATCATGTCAAGAAGGGCGCGGGCGCAGCGGACAATACGGCTGCCAAAAAGGCGGCTAACGAAAGTTTCGAGGAATACTCGAAGCAATTTATGTAAAAACCAAAAAAGTATTTATACAAAGGAGAATCGAACATTGAGTTTTGTAACTATTAACGGATTTGACGTGGAACACGCGTCGCAATTACTTATTTACGACAACCTTTTTCCCGAAATACAGCACATAAACGGGAAGGGAGTCACGGACACATACACCAAGACGGACGACGTCGAAAGCGTAACGTACATAGACGTAATGCGGGTGCTGCCGTATGCGCCCAGATTCCGTCAGCTCGGCGCGGCGAACAACGGAACTTTCCACAATCAGAAGAACGAGGGCGGTTTCGGCAATGCGCCGCAGTCGGTACATTACACAATCCCCGTCGATTTGATATACGACGAGGGCGTGGCTATAACGTCGCCTCAGATTTATGCAAATCCCGCCAACTTGAAAAGCGTCATCATGGCGCAGCTCATAAAGACGGCGGGCATGGCAATCAACGTCATCACATACGCGAAACAGTGGGAAGCGTTTTTCCGTGACAGCTATGACGAGGACGGAAACGACATAACAAACGCGGGTGCGGCATTTGCCTACGACGCGTCGCTTGCGGCAAACGTGGAGGGCAGCGCGGCGGACGCGTTCATCGCGGCGAATGCGGCATTGACGGACGGCATACCTTCCATTGGCGCGTTGGTCGTGCCTGTGGAAGAGAGACAGGCGTTTGTGTCCACGCAATTCAACCGCGTCATGAAGCGTCAGTATATGCAGAACGCTTCCGAAGCGGCGGCGCGTATTCTCGCAAACGGGTTTGCCAATCCGTTCAGAGAGGGGGCGAGCGTCAGAATCACTACGGCTACGGGCTTGTGCGGAATGTACGACGGCGTAGACATCTTCCTCATGAACAGAGCGGTGCGCGAATTTGTGTACGTCGCGCTCAACGTGCCCAGAAATGTTCCCGCAAACGCGACGGTGCTTGCATTGCTTGACACTATCGACGCGTTTATCGTGTACGGCGCGGGCACGTGTCGCGGAATCGTAGGTCCTTCGCTTATCGCCAATCCCAACACATACTTCGGCGGCGTGTATATACTGCCTAAGATGAAGGTGGGCGTAGAGGTTCTGAGCGGCGAAACGATAAAGGTCGTAAAGAGAGGCACGGCGTGGACTGCGGAAAACATCAAGGCGATTGTCGCCGCTATTAAGTTTACTCCTATCGACGGTAAGACGGTAACGGGTAACGGCGTATTGGGCGACGGCGTATTTAACGACGGTACAACCAATTAACAAAAGACAAAGCCGAAAAAAACGGCGGAAACGGACAGGAGGGCGGGAGCAATCTCGCCCTTTGTTTCTTAAAGGTGGATTTATGGTTAAATTTGCAAAAGTGGGATACGGAAGCGACGGGCGCGGGCTTGGAAAAACAACCGACGGCTATACGTATGTCGTCAACGACAACGTGAGGGCGCAGGATATAATTTATCCGAGCGCGTACAATATCCCCGCGAAAAGAATCATAGGAACGACGGGCAGAGTGTTGAGCACGGCGAAAGAAACGTCTGTAAAGGGGCAGAAAATACGGCAGGAGCTTGACAGCGGCGGTGCGGACGGAAACAAAGCGCCTATCTCTCCCGCCTATGCCATGACGACTAAGGAAGCGGGGGCTAAGCCGGAAAGAGGCAAGACGGGCAGGTTCGACGCGGGACAGAACGGAACGGTTACCGCGCAGGGCGAACAGGCGCGTAAGGCTAACGTGGCGGCGAGGGCGGCGCATGGGACTGTTCGGGACGGCGAAAGTTTCGAGAGTTACAGCGCGAGGTTCATGGGAAGCGAAAGAAAGGAGACGGAATAATGTACATATACAAAGCCCCCGAATACACAAAAGAAATGCTCTTCCAAATGGACGATAAGGACATCGTCTTCCCCTTTACCAACCGCGAGGGGGAGATAGGGGGAGTATACGACGGACTCTTTCATCAGTACCGACTTAACCCCGAATATTTTACGTTCAGGGGGCACAACCTCGAAAAGGAAATAGAGGGCAACGACGCAAACCGCGTCAAAAATTTTCTGGACTATCTGCGCATAAAAAGCTACGGCTGGATATATTCCGCGTCGAAAAGCGACAGAAGTCAGATTAACTACATGATAGCGAAGGGGCGTCTGCGCGGTTTTGCGCCTTTCGAGTACAGGACACAGTTTTTGGAAGCCATGTTCCTGCAAGGCGAGTATATGCTTGCAAACGGCGACATTGCGGCTATAAGCGGAGTAGACCTTGACACCATGCAGAACATGAGCGCGGACGTGATAAGGTGGCAGGACAGGGATATGCACCCCAACGCTATGAAAGCGTGGCGGCAGCTCGGCTTGAACTACTACGGACGCTATCCGTTCAGACCGATTGGAAAGGATTGGTAAGATGTATTTGAAACCGAGAAGCACAACGAAAAATCCGCGCGCCATGCTGTACAGGCGTTTTACCGTGTTGGAGGACAGCTATACGAAAAATGTTCTCTACCTTACGGAGGACGGAAAATATTGGCTGTTCGACGCGCAGGGCAACGCTTTCGTCCAAGCGGACGGAAAGAACGCAAGCTCCGTCGTGTATAATGTGGAATCGGACAAGGTTTGTTTTTATTACAACCATGCGTATTGGCAGTACACGGGAAGCGAGTGGACGCTTGCAATACCGGGCACGACTATAAAGCTGTTGCAGTCGTCTTTCGGGAATGTGGCGAAGTATCAGACGAACAGGTATTACTACGTTGGCTCTTTCGATTACATGATTAAGGGAAGCGTGGACGGCTCTACAATTCAATACGTCAAGGGGCTTATAACGCCGCAGTCGTCGCTTAACATACGGACGTATGACGACATCGAAGTACGCCCCGACGACCTTCTCGTGATTGGGGGAAGTCTTTACGCGGTGGAAAACCTCGAAGCGACGTATAAGCAAATGCCAAAGCGGTTCGGCATTTACTACATGACGCTGAACAACATTTTGTAGGTGGCAAATGGCGACGCGGTTTTCACAGATATTCACGCTCAAAGACATCTTCAACAACAAAAAGCTGGCGGGGAAAATCCCGCTTATAAACTATCGCGAGCGGGAGAGGGAGGACGGCAAGACGATGGTGCGGACAAGCCCCAAGAGCGTCCCGCGTCTTGTGTACGACACGTCGGTAAAAGCGGCGAGACCTTACTACAAGCCCTTAAACCCGTCTAAATCGGGAGATACCATAATAATCGACGGAACACTCGTCGGAGACCATGACGCGGCTGTAAACGCCGTTTACGCGGCTCTGGTGGCGCAGAAGCAAATAATGAAATGGACGGTCAACAATGCCGACATGATTAGGGACGCGTTAAAAGAGGGGGAAAAGAACGCTCGGTTGTATGGGATTAGCTCGAAGCTGTATCTGAGGGCGCAGTCCATGCAGGAGATAGAGGGAATGAGCAAGCGGCAGATTCAGGCGCTTATGACGGACATAATGGAGAACATTGTGTACGGCGACGACTTCCCCAAGACCAAGAAGAAGTGGGGAGTGGAAAATTTCGACGCTATACCGCAGCGCGGGAGATTGCTTGATTACGGGCAGCTCAGGCAAATGTGGAAAAATAAAGTAGGAGATTGAGACGAAATGAAAAGAACGATTTTGACGGCTGAGGATATAAAAAATATCTGGCAGGGGATTTTCAACGGAACGGATATTCCCGAACGGCAGGCGGACGGGAGTATCGCGACGCGCAGGGATAATCCCAATTCGGAGACTATTCTGCTCGTCAACGAGGACGGAGAGCGCGAGAACGTAGACCTTGCGGAGTATCTGGGCATTAAATTTTACACGTGGAAAGAGCGGCTTGTGGAAACAAAGGACGAGGGCGGGGGCGCGGCTCCCTATTCGGCGTTTGACGATTGGGTAAGGAGCATAGAGTTCTCGCTCTCTCAGGCGTATGCGCTCGTGGAGCTTGTGGACGAAGAGGTGACGACCAGCCAAGACATAGACAACGCGGTAAAGGCTGGGCGCATTACGTTCCTTATTCAGAGCGACAAGGTTAAGAATTTGGATTATTACGTGACCAAAATCCGCAACAACTACATAGGCAACCCCGAGCAAATAATGAACGCATACGGGGACACGGTCACCGCGTATCTGCTTTTGGGCACGCTCATGTACGACGAAGAGCCTGCGACTACACAATATGGGGAGTGCGTGCGGGTGAGCGCGGGGTTTAAAATAAGCTACATGTCCGACGCGCTCAACTACTCCGACCAACGCATAGAAATATCTCTCGACGGCGATGACGAATACGACGCGGAGGGGAATGTGGTGGGCGAGAGCAAGTTTTTGACGGTGCCCATAACCAAACAGAGCTGGCAGGCTATATTCACGTCCAACGCAATCCCGACGAGCGAGAGACCCGACCTTACGGGATTTTTGGCGACGACGCTGTCCGTCGTCAAGACCTTTACCTTTTTCGACTTCAACAAAACGCTTACGCAGCGGCTCAACGATATATTCTGGCGGTGCGGGGCTTACAGGGTGGACGGAATAGTGTCGGAGGCGCAGGACGTGAATATTCCCGTATACGCGCGCGTGACTACGGCGGAACACAGCTATGTCTTCAAGGACATGATAGACAACATACAGAAAGTTATAACCAACAGTGATTTCAACGTGTCGAGCTTAACTCTCAAAGGCTGGGGCAGACTCGGCTGGGAGATTTCGCCGCCTCCGACTCCCCAAACGTACAGCGTCAAGTACAGCGTGTGCGACAGCGGGCGTGGCGTTATTTTGGGCAATACGGAGCAGACGGTGGTAAGCGGCGGCAACGCAACGTCCGTTACCGCTTTCCCGCTTAACGGTTGGGAGTTTTCCGAATGGTCGGACGGACGGCTCGGGGCGACGCGGCAGGACGTGAACGTCACGGGCGACATTGACGTATGCGCAATGTTTGTGAAAAGCGTTCCCGAGCCTGTCGAAAAAGCAGCCGATTTCCCGTATACCGGCAGTGTTTTCGACGTTACTACCGTCCAAATGCAGGTTGCGCCCGAGCCTTACGGTTCATCGTCGCCTACAAATTCCGACGAGGCGGAAAGGCTCGAATATATAGAAATTCCGTTGACGGGAACACCGCTTGAAAATGTAGACATCATTGAAATTCTGCTTGTGGAAATGAAAGGATTTGAGCGGAACGACGACGCTATAACAGTCAACGCGGTCGAGTGGAGCTTGGAAAGCGGTGTGCTGCAAATAAAGTTTGCGCCCGTTCAACAGTATTGGGTGAGATTCCAAAATCAGACGAGTGCGGGAAGTTCGCCTAACGAATACCGCCGCTCAACCGTTACGGTCACGTATACGACCAATCCGTAAATAAGGAGAGGAAGAAATGCTGTATCAGCAGGGGACGCAGAGAATTGAAGTTATAGTGAGGAAGCAAAGCGGCGGCGGAGTGTCGGGCGGCGCGGGAACAAAGGAAACCGACGCCGACAAGACTACCGCCGCAGGCGGCGAGGAAAGCGAGGGCTTGGGAACGGGCACGGGCATGAATACGCGCACGAAGCGTGTAGTGAGTGCGAATGTGCAGCACATATTGTCCACCGTCAAGCAGGGTGCTGACCTTGCCATAGATTATTGGGCGTCGGGGATAGGGATTCAGAGCGGCGACCAAGCGTTACAGGACAGGACGGAGAGGAGGATAGAGATGTTAAAGGACGGCTCCTCTCTTGCTTTCAGCGTCGTCATGGGCGGCGTTTCAATGGCGTGGGCTGGTCCTGTCGGGATTATACTGGGTGGCGCGCTGTCGGGAATAACGTCGGGGGCGAGCCTGCTCTCCAAATACTCCAAGCGGGAACGCGAGTACAATTTTACTATTTTCAAAGAGCAAAGTTCAATCGAGTATCAGAGGGCGAGAGCGGGAACGGATTGGACAAACGGAAGATTGAGGTGATTTTTTATGATTATAACGAAAATTTATCTTTACGACAGCATGCAGGAAGAAAACTTTTACAGGGGCACGGATTATTCCGCACATCTCTTGCAGGGCGTGAGTACGGACGAGAAGTTGGACGAAACTCTCGACATGGCGGAGGTGACGCTTGCGGGGCTGAACTTCTCAAAGGAGTTTGCGCCCAAAACCAAGTTTATTTTGGAGTTTTGGGAAAAACGCAAGGGGAGCGCGGAAGCGCAGCTGTGGGAGAGCTTCCATTTGTGCGTTGCGCAGGATATTGTGACGCAGCCTATTATAAGCGACGCAAATTATTTCGACCACCATATCTATTTTGACGAGGCTTCCGTCGATGCGCAGGGGCGGTTGGTGGATAACATCGCCGTCACTTACAGGCTGAAAAATGTAAACTTGGACACAGCTGCTAACATTGATAAAACTGAAAAGGCGCGTCCTGATTACAGAGTTCCAGACTCGACTGTTAATGAAAATTTTGGGTTCGCTTCTTATGACGGCTATCGAGGCATGACGGGTGGCAAAAAATTCGAGTGGGTTTTCCCCGATTGGTATGAGGTGGATTTGGGCGACGGACTTGTTAAGCCGTCCGACGTTAAATGGGACAATTTTCTGAAATATCAGGAAGTGCCAACAGGAACAGGAGAAAAAGAAATACGGCTGCCCGTGCCCATGCTCAGGATTTATTACGGGACGGAAAATGCAAAGACCTACACATTGCAGGGGTACTGTTCTTTGAATGTAAAAGTTATAGAGAAGTCGCAATCAACAGGAAAATCTACCACTATTGTGGATATGAAAGTAAATCCCGTTGGCAGCGACCCGGTTGAAGGCTATTGGGATAGAGGCTGGGAATTAAGAGATGACTATGGGCAGGGCGTGACATGTGCCAATATGTTATGTTCCTCAATGGTTACGATTCTTCCTCCCGAAGTGCCTGCTTTTGGAATTTTGCTTGCTCGTATAGCACAATATGACACTGCAAGGCGAAACCGGGTAATACAATTTACTGCAAAAACAGGAAATGATTATACTATTTTAATAAATACGATAGCTTTTACTGAGTTTTCTGGTGTGAGAGTTAGTAGTCGCTACAAGGCTGCTTTGATTAAATCTTCTACACCACTTTATTGGCAGTCAAATAACGCGCAAAACAGAATACAAGACAACAATCCACAAGCAAGTTTGAATTTTTTTGCAGGAACACCTGTCAAAACATTTTTAGAAAGTGCAAACGAAGCGACCGCTTATGAATTGTTTAATAAAGCGCAGCTATCCACGCAGCTTGTGAGAAAAATTCCGGAGATACCCATAGACGAAACTCCACAATCGTATTACCTCGAAGAAAACGACGCGCTTGAATTAAGAAACACGCGGATTGTGGAGAACTTCTATAACCAAAAAAATTGGTGGGAAGTGCTTATAGACATAGGCAAATATATTCACGCCATACCGAAAGTGCGCTTTGGGCGGGATAATCGCTTTGTGGTGGAGTGGCGCAGATTGGGGATTACAGAGCAGTCAACAGGGGTTAATAATGACGTGTCTGTATTTAATTCGCGCAGCATAGAGGACTACATTGCAGCCTGTTCGTCCTACGTCACAAATATGGTGCAGCTCGGCGGTATAATAGAGGAATGGGTTGCGCCAAAATCTTCAAGCGAGGATTACCTCGTGTACAATGACGTTGCGGAAATACAAACATCGAAAAATATAATTGAGCTTGTAGAGTTAAAAGCTCGTGATTCGTCTGGCGTTGTTAGGGATTTAACAGAATACGTATATGAGAAAAACATATATCAGCTTTTAGATGTAGTGCCTACTACCACTCCCAACAAAGGATTTGCGGTTTACTACAATTTAAGTGAAAACAAAATACAAGGATTTAATTATAGGTTGCCGGCAGTAAATGAGGGAGAACAACAAAGAGAGTATGCAATAAAAAATATATTGGGTGAAGCATTTACCAACGGCATTGCTGATAACATAAAAGTCAATGAATATATATTTTTTGTAAAGTACAGAACGCAGGAGACGGTGCGCTCCGACCAGACGCGCCCCGATTTACGGAAATATTTGCTGCAAACAAAGTATGACCGCACCCCGCAGCACAGACAGTTCAATAACCAACAGGACACCGTCGCAGACAGCGTAAAATTCGGAGATAATACGTATGGTCGCTTAATTCGGACGGGCAACACCACATATACAATACGGGAGTGGACGGACGGTTTGTTTAACGTAAAGCGGGCGGGACAGCTATACGAAATACGCGGAGAACTTTATTACGTCACAAAGGTAAAAAGCGTATTTTATTTCGACCACGTAATATGCGACGTGGAGTTCAGTAAGGACTACAACAAGCTGTCTCAGATAATAGGGATACCGAGCGAGCCGCGTTTTTACGAAATAAGCGAGCAGAGCCAGATAAGGCGTTCAAAGGTCATTGCCGACTATCTTGTTTTGGGAACTTCCGACGGGGATAACAAGAATACGGACAGTTTCATACAGGAAAGCGGTTGGGATTATATACAGCGGCTTATGTTCCCGTTGAGTTCGCAGTCTCCCGCCACTTATCCGAGATACGCGGCAACAATCTTCAAAAACGACATTGATAAGGACGACAACGTGGCGGGAAACGAGACTTTCATGACAAGCGTATTACACCCTGTCGGCACGTATTCAATAAGGAACACGCTCACCATTTCGTGGAGAATGAAAGACAATTTCAGTGCGGGCGACCAAGTTGCTCCAACAGGAGAATGGGTTCCCGAATTAGGCAACGTAGACGGAGCATACAACCAATTACGTCCTTTTCAATACCCCGACGTTCACGGCAGAGCGGATATGTTCGACTTCTTAATCTTTCCCGCGCTTGAACTGTCGGATACGGCAGTAAGGGAATTGCCTGCATTGCCGAAAATAGATATAGCGGCGTTATTCGGGAGTGAAAACACTACCGCCGCCGCAATGAACAACACAAGCGGATTGGCGTTGCTTAAAGACAACCGCGAAGCGTTGAGCTTTGACTACAATCTCGAATTACTGACGGACAGCGACCGTTTTGTGGTTTCGGGTTGGGTGTGGAGCGACAAAACCGACGAAAGCGGCGAGAATAACGCGAATATAGCGATAGCATTGTTGAACGAGGAAATAAATAAAATTTCCAACGAGACGATTGACGCTAACTTTATTTCCCAATATGTATACTCAGATTTTTCAGTTGACACATCGGACGAGAAAATAGTCATAACAATCCCTGCTGCCATGCGTGCACCGATAGAAACGGGTATGTACAAAGCAATAGCGATTATTAGCACTAACGAGGTGAACGGCACGGCTAATTCAAGCGAAAGGTACTTTGTGTTTGGGAGAAATATAACGGGGCTGTCGGCAGATGAAGCAATGAAGTCGTGGACTATTAAGAAATTAGACAAGGACACATTTCCACGTCAATAATTGTTAATTGATAAAGGTGCAAAATATTAAAATATTTTGCACCTTTTATTTTATAAAAAATACTTGACAAGTTTGAAAAATTATAGATAATCTATTTAGGTAAGGCGAGGCTCAAAAAATAATGATTATTATAATTACAGTAGCTATATTTTGTATTTCTTTGACTATTCCCTGTTTTTTGCTAAGTAATTTTGTGCAGAAAAATAAAAAAAATATAGCGTTAAAAAAAATAAATGCGGTGCAATATTCTTCTTTTGTTTTATTGCTTGCAGTTTTGGCAACATATTTAGTTATTGTTTCAAGAGTACCCGAACTGAACGACATGACCTTTGGAGATTTTTTAATTTCTCTTTTATATAGTGTGCCAATCATTTTTTTGTTTTTTGGTGTGTTTTCATCTCTAATAGGCGCATTTGGACTTCTGTACCTTAACGCGATATGTATTATAATTTTGGCTATCGGGGACTATCCATCTATAATTTTAATAGGGTTGGTGACATTGATTGGGTTTGCTGTATTGTTCTTAATATTATCTTTAACTGCTGAAAGGCATTATCATTTTATTGAAAAAATAAAATTGCTACAACAAAGTACGACGGCAGAAGAACTTCAAAAAATATTCGGAGAGCCGACCTCGGAAGAGGAAGAAGATGACGGTAAACTAACAATCACCTACGAAAAAACGCAGTGGCGGGGATTTTTGCGCGGCGGAACAATCGTGCGCAGCGTAAAGGTGACGCTAGTAGACGAAAAGGTCGTAAAGGTGACGACGAAAAACATGGACGTTCCCGTTTGGTGAGCGGCAAGAATAGAATATTAAACACGAACACGGTCAAAAAAAGACCGTGTTTTTTTATGCGAAAAACCCTCCGCCGAAAGAAATCGAAGAAGAAGGTATAATAATAAACGAGGGAATAAACGAGGTTTAGCCAAATGAACGTAATAAAGATATATTTATCGGAGGGCGGGAGCACAGCGGACATAAAGCAAAATTTCCCGCTGTATCAGGGGGCGTATCAGAACAAGCTGCTTAACGTGTTTGTGCCCACCGCAATCATAGCGCAACAAACGGACGCGCCCATAACTACGGCGGTCAAGGTCGGCATGCTATACACCAAGCGGACGGGGAAGATAGCGCAGAGCGATTCGTACTTTCTGCGCTACGTGAAAAAGCTGACGTACAACGGAGCGGAGTATGCGCTGTATGAAAGACTGTTGCCGCAGGCGTTCACCGTATATGCGGGGCAGGGGGAGAACGCGCCCACGCTTGTAATAAACGTGGTGAACATGGCGGAGGGGGCGACCACGCCAAACGAGCAGTCGGTAATATCCATAATCACGAGCCAAACGGTTGCGCTGGAAGTAATGCCGAGCGCAGACCTAGAAAGCGACCCGCCCGTAGAGCCGAGCGACATAGAGAAAATAGAGGGCGACATAAACCGCCTGCAAGAACAGGTAAATTCCATACACGCGTCAACATGGTATACGGGAGCGGCTGACAGCCCCGCCGACATAGCCGCCGAGCTTTCCGCTGCGGGCTACACCCCCGACGAGTTCGACATATACCTGAACGCCGACAACGGCAACGTGTATCAGTATCTTGAAAGTAACGGCGCGTTGACGTGGCAACTGAAAGGAAGCATAAGAGGCGAGCAGGGCGAACAGGGCGAGCAAGGAGCTAAGGGCGAAAGGGGAGAAGACGGCGACGACCTGTACAGCTTTACGGTTCAGAACGGTGACTTAATCGAGGTGAAAGCGGGAGCTGCGAGCGACGAAGTTAAATACGGAATAGACGACAGCGGCTACCTCCGCATCACCATTACATACTAAGGAGAGAGAAAAATGGCGACAACGACAATCAATTTGGGGCGCGTCAAAGGGGCAATGTGGTACACGGGAACGGCGGACGACAATGTTACCATATCTACGGAGTTGGCTTCCGCCGGATACATACCCATAAAACTCGACGTGTACCTGAACACGGAGAACGGCAACGTGTATCAGTATTTGTCCAACGGCGACACGCTGAGCTGGCAGCTGCGGGGGAATTTGCGCGGAGCGCAGGGCGAGGGTTTTAAAATTTCCAAAACATACCCGAGCATAGCGGCGATGAACGCGGGATATGCGACGGACGGCGTACCGCTTTACGGATTTGTGCTTATCGATACGGGCAACGTAGAGGACGAGGACAACGCAAAGCTGTACATGAAAGGTGAAACCGCCTACGAATATCTGACCGACCTTTCGGGTTCGCAGGGTATTACGGGACCTGAGGGACCTCAGGGGGCGACGGGACCTGCCGGACCTGCCGCAGGTTTCGGCAATCCGACAGCAACGGTAGATTCGACTACGGGCACGCCGCAAGTGACGGTAACTGCAAGCGGTCCCGATACGGCAAAAGTATTTGCCTTTGCCTTCACGGGCTTGAAAGGGGCAAAAGGCGACACGGGAGCAACGCCGTTGTTTACCGTTTCGGCGGTTACGTTGGAGGCAAATCAGACGGCGTCGGTGAATCAGAGCGGAACGGCGGAAAACCCCGTTGTCGTTTTCGGAATACCGCGCGGCGCAACGGGAGCGCAAGGCGCAAAGGGCGATACGGGCGCGCAGGGACCTGCGGGAGAGGACGGAAAAACGCCGACACTGTCAATAAACGCCGACGGCGAGTTAATCGCCACGTATGAGTAACAGGGAGGACAAGCCATGTCAACGGTAAATTTAGGCAGAGTTCAGGGGGGCGGTTTTTTCGCGTCCACCTCGACAAGCACAACGTCTATTTCAAAATCCACAATCGAGACAACAACGGGCATGGACGTTTCGCCCCTTGTCGGCGACGTTATAGTAAACGCAAACGGCGACCTGCTGCTCATTAAAAGTATCACCACAGCCTCTTATACGACAACCAAATTCGGCAGCATAAAGGGGGCAAAGGGAGATAAAGGCGACAGCGGCAGCGGGGGCGGAAATATAGGTTCTTATTGGGCAGTGATTCCCGGTGCTGCAATTCCGACTTATTACGGCGACGCCTCTATTTCTTTTAGCTTTACCACAAATAACGGATATGACAAAAATCTTATCGGCGCGGAGTTGAAAGACATTTTGCTTGCGTCGTCCGTGAATATTTACAAAACGCAAACAAATTATGCCAATGAACATCAAACAATAGATATATCCGAGCTGTGTTCAACAATATATAACGGAGTCGGAACAGCCGACGGAAAGCAAATAATAAAGGGCAAGGCGACAATTGATACAAACGGAACCATAAAAGATTACGATTGCCTCTTGTTCGTTTACGAGTCAGGCACTGACGTCTACTTGACAATCGGGCTTGTTGAGGAGGATAAAAACTCGGCGTATATGAGTAGAGATGTTCGTCTGGACCAAAGCGCGTCAATCCCTACGGCAGGGTTCTTTATAGGCAATTCGTAATAAAGATAAAGGAGAGCAAGCATGACAAACGTGTATTTCATAAGTAAAGAAGAAATAAAACGAAGAAGAGACATAAGACAGTTGAAAATGCAGCTGCAACCTCTTAACGAGGATTTGTTGCAGGCAATGGCAGGAGTTACTATTCCTAATCTGGAAGAAAAGAAAGCCGAATTTAAACGTATTCACGGAGACATTCGTGAATTGGAAGGCAAATCGCGAGAAAGATAAAGGCAAATGGAAGTTTTGGATATGGAAGTTTTAGATTTTGAACGGGAATACGCGGACTTTGCCGAGCAGGTGCGAAACGTGGCAAACGAAATACAGTACAACGTCACAGCCGAGAGCGAAGCAATAAACAAGTACAACAACCTAAAAGCGTGTATTCAACACTCAACGCTTGACGCGGAACTCAAAGAGGCAATGCTCGAAGATATAGACGAAATAATTTCGGAGGAGCTTAAACATCAGAATATGCTCCAAGAAATATATTCCGAGCTTACGGGCATTGTGGCGGAGGACGACGAAAACGAAAAAACAAAAGAAAAGGAGAAATAAAAAATGCTGGAAAATTTAGGAGGAATCTTATCCATAGCGAGCGCGGCAGTCGGCTTGCTCATAACCACCGTGACCTTTCTGACGAAGTTCATAAAAAGCGCGAAAGGCAAGAAAACGGCGGAAAATATCCTGAAAATAAGCGGGGTAATAGAGCAGTTCATAAAGGAAGCGGAGAAGTTCGTGAACTATACGGGCGCGGAGAAAAAGGCGTATGTAATGGCGCAGGCAACGAGCTTTGCGGTCAAAAACGGGATAGACGTTGACGACAGCTACATAAGCCAAAAGGTAGAGGAGCTTGTGACGCTTACGAAAGAAGTAAATCAGCGCACGCAGGACGTAGTAAACACGGGAGAAAATGAATAACGAGCTGCTGCCCGTCGTAGAGCCGCCCGAAATTGTCGAGCCGCCCGAAAACTCCATACGGGACAAAATAAACGAGCTGACCACCGCCGCAGCGTTGCAGGACGACGAAATGCGCTCCAAGTTGGTCGTGGAAAAGGGGGCGGAACTGTCTGCGTTATCCGAAGCGCGGCGCATAGAAGCGGAATCGGAAAGGCAGCGGGCGGTTCTCCAAAAAGAGCATGAACGCGCCGAACACTCGTCGAGAATATTCGAGGCGGAAAGCACGGAGCTGCAAAGCAAGGCGTTAAAGGCTAAGGCGTTTTACGACGCAAACAAGGCGGTGCTTAACATTATAGGTATACGGGAGCCGTTGGGGCTGCGTACAATGTGCGTGTTTTACGCAATCGCGCTTCCCCTGTACATCATCTTTTCAATCCTCATATCCTTTCCCGTCTCCGTAATAAATTTCATAGTCGGGATAGTAATCGACACCGTAGGGCAAATATCCAAAAAAGTAGCGTCCACGTTCTTGAAGGTGACGACGGGAATATTGTCGGTGGGCTTGACGGGCGGCGTGGTTGCGGGCATAGTCTTTTTGGTAAAACTAATATTTAAAATTTAACAAAGGAGAAAAAAATGGAAAAGTTTGAAAACGGTATATTTGAATACAGCGACGCTAAAAAAGTTCCGTCGCTTGTGGAAATAGAAAACGCTTATCGTCGGGCGCGAGTGAACGGTGCGGATAAGTTTGCCGTCGTAATAAACGACGAATACTTCGGGTATAATCCGCAAAAGCGCGGGATATACAAGCTGAATGACGGCGAATATCAAAGCCTGAATGCAGTCGCGCCCGCGCAGGGCGAACAAGCGGTCGCAGAGGTCGAAAATTCGCCTGTGGGCGAAAATGCGCCGACACGCGACTGGATAATAGGCGTTGATGAAAAAGCCGAACAAGAGCATTTTGAAGCCCCTGAAAGCCCTCACGCACTCGAACTGCTGGGCGAGCTTGAAACCGCCATACGCGAACTTGTATCCGAGAACAAGGAAAGAGACAGGGAGATTGCCGAGCTTAAAAACAGGCTGGCAACCCTCGACGACACTTGCGACCGCTATAAGGAGCTTGCCGACAGAGTGCGCGAAATAGGCGAAATGTTGAAATAGTCCCTCAATCTTCTCATCTGCCAAGCTGCGGAATGAGCTGCGGAACCGCCCGACTTTTACCGGTCAGGCGGTTCTCTTTTTTGTCTCTGAAAACGGGTTTTTGACGTTAAAATTTTTTGGGGTACATTTGGGGTACAACGATTTTTTTGCTTTTT